CTATTCCTTCGATGGTCAGCGCATCTCGCCAATTGGAAGCGAGCGCGTGAACCAATTCTTCCTAGACGATTTTGACTCTAACTACGACAACCGCATGTCTGCGGCGGTTGACCCGCTGAACGAAGTCGCGATGTGGTCGTACACATCGACGCAGTCGCCGTCAGGCCAGCCCGACAAAATCCTGATCTACAATTACACGCTGAACAAGTGGTCCGTGGCCGAGGTTGAGGCCGACTTGCTTGCGCCGATGTTCTCGGCTGGCTACACGGTCGAGGGTCTCGACAATCTGTCCGCCACGGTTGACGGCCTCAGCACCCAGCTAGACAGCCGCTTCTTCAAGGGCGGCCAGTATTTCTTTGGCGGCGCATACGGCGACAAAATCTACACCTTCACCGGCTCGGTTCTGCCCGGCACGATTGAGACGGCTGAGGCCCCGCTCTCCAGCGGCAAGCACTCCATCGTCACGCGCGTCTACCCCTATTATGAAGATGGAGACGTGACGGTCGCCATCGGCACTCGCGAGACGCAGTCTCAGGTGCCCACCTTCACCAGCGACGTGGCGGTGAACGCCTCGGCTTTTTCGCCGTTCCGGGCGCAGGGCCGCTACCACCGGGCGCGCGTTAAGTTTACCGGCGACTGGGACAAGGCGCTCGGCATCGAGGTTGAGGCGAGGGACATTGGCAGGCGATGACGACTGAGCAGCGCACCACCAACTTCCGCATTCTCAACCCGATCACCGCGACGACGCGCGAGATCGCCGAGGTTCTGAACCGCACAATCAACGGCGGCCTGAACAGTGTCGGGTATGTGACGTTCCCGGCGAATACGACGCAGACCACCGTCAATGACCCGCGCTATTCCGTGTCGTCGCTGGTGTTTTTCACGGGTGTGGATCACGACCCGTGGCACCACAACCCGTACATCGACAGCACCAGCGTCGATGGCACTATGGTGATCAACCACGACAATCAGGGACACGATGCTCCATTCGCCTACCTTATTATCGGGTGAAAACCGTATGGAAGACCACTGGCAGCGATGCCGGCGCTACATCGAGGACGCGCTGGAATATGCGGGCGGCTCGCACACAATCGAGGATGTGTGGCAGTTCATACAGGAGGGCAAGGCCCAGTTCTTTCCGCTGGAAAGGTCTGCTATAGTGACGGAGGTGGTTGACTACCCGCAGAAGGCGATGTGCCGGATTTGGCTTGCGGGCGGTGACCTCGACGAGTTAATGCAAGCGGAGGTTGCACTCAGTGCGTGGGCCAAGACGCAAGGGTGCGACGGGATGGAGATCATCGGGCGCAGGGGTTGGTCTCGACAACTTAAAGACTATCGCGAGAGCGCGGTGGTGCTAATGAAGGATTTCAGCGATGAGTAAGGGCGGCGGCACGACAAGGCAGGTCACGCAGAGCATTACGGACCCGACCACGGCTCCGTTCAAGGAGTTCGGGCTGTCAGAGGCCAAGCGCCTCTACGGGCAGGGTCCGATGCAATACTACCCCGGCCAGACGGTTGTGGGCTTCTCGCCCGAGACCGAGATGGCTCTGTCGGGCTTGCGCCAGCAAGCCATCAGCGGCTCGCCCTTCATCGGCGCGGTTCAGGACGTGGTGATGCAGAACCTGATGGGGACGAACCCGCTCCAGTCTGCGGCGTTCCGCCCGGCGGTTGAGCAAGTCGAGGCGCAGTTCGGCAAGGCCGGGCGCTACGGCTCTGGCTACCAGCAGGGCGCTGTAGCCGCAGCACTTGCGCCGATGGCGTATGAGGCGCAGCAGGCCGCAATCCAGCAAGCCCCTGCGGCGCGTCAGTTCGGCTTCGCTGACCTTGAGACGCTGGCCGGCGTTGGCGCGGCCCGCGAAGCTCAGCAGCAGGCGGAGCTTGCCTCCGACATCGAGCGCTTCCAGTTTGAGCAGCAGGCACCGCAGGCGGCGCTGGCTAACTACCTCGCGTCGGTGCAGGGCGGCGAGCTTGGCACGCAGCAAATCACGCCGTACTACAGCAATCCGCTGGCGAGTGGCCTATCGGGCGCTCTCGGCGGCGCTATGTTGGGCGCTAAGGCTGGCCTTGATCCGCTCTATGGCGGACTTCTCGGCGGCCTCGCTGGCTTTACAGGAGCGTAGATAATGGCGATTAGACCCGGACAGCTTGCTTTTATGCCGCCAGAGATGGCGAGGCGTTTGTTCATGCAGGGCGCTCGCCCAGCAGCGCCGGCCGCGCAGGTCCAGCGTCGCACTTACCCGACTTATGGCGCGGGGCCGAGGGCTGGCCAGCCGATGCCGCCATATATGGGCGCGGCACAGCTTGCTGCGACTGCCGCTCAGGCGCGCACTCCGACGCGCGCGATTATGCCTCTGGAGGCGGCGGCAATGCGCGCCCCGCAGATGCGCGGAATGATTGCCCCCGGCATGCCTGCCGCACCCGCTGCGCCGCCCACGGCCCCCACTATCGGCCAGCGCCTCGGCACGGCCTTCCGCCAGCCCCTGACTTCACCCACGGGAATGGGCATCATGTCCGCCGCGCTGACTGGACTTGAGCAGGCTGGCCCTCAGCCGGTGCCGACCTCGACCGGTCAGATACTGGCACGGATGGGCGCGGCTGGTTTGCAGGCTTATGGGCAGGCGCAGCAGGCTGAGGCGGCGAAGAAGGCGGCTGATCAAAGGCTGGCGCTTGATCGCATGCGCCTTGAGACAGAGCGTATGCGTGCAGAGGCTGCAATGCAGCCCAAGCCTAAAATCACGGCAGCTATGGCCGAGGCCGAGGCGATGGGCTTTGTTCGCGGCACACCCGAATATAACGATTACTTGAAGAGGCGAGCGGAAAAGCCCGGAACGCAAATCTTTATGGGCGGGGATAAGCAGAAGGAGCTTGCTTACAAGGCAGCGCTTGACACTCGCGGCGTGATGCAGAAGCAGGTCGGGCAAGACAGAGAGCTTGCGGCTCGCCTCCAGACTGCGATTGACCTTCTGAGTTCTGGTGTCGAGACCGGCCGGATCACGTCCGCTCTGCTGCCGATCAAACAAATCGGCCGGGAACTCGGCTTCCTAACAGACGCGCAGGCCAAGGAACTTAGCGAACTTGAAATTATCAACGCGGCGTCGTCGTTCCTGACGCCGCGTATGCGCGTCGTCGGCTCTGGCGCTTCGTCCGACAGGGACATGAACTTCTTCCAGAAAGCGACAGTGAGTATGGACAACAGTACAGGGGCCAACCTCGTCATCGCCACGATGCAGAAGCAGGTTATGGACTACAACAAGCGCCGCCTAAGCATGTTTGACAAGTATGTTCAAGACAAGGGCCACGACTTCGGGTTTGGCGAGTATGCCGACGAGCAACAAGGCTCGGTTTATCAGCGCGTTGGCACTGACGAAGATTTCACCAAGATGGTTGATGACGGCAAGATCAAGCCGGGCGATGTGTTCTTCAACGCTTTTGAAGGCGTCAACGAGTTCCAGATTTATGATCCAGAGGAGATGGGCTGATGGCGACGCTTCCAAAGCAGAGGAAACACGCCGCTCCTATGGAGCGGACCGGCATCGACGTTGCGTTCGACATCGGCCGGCAGTTCGCGCAGGGGCTGACGTTCGGCACGGCTGACGAGGCTGAGGCGTTCATCCGGTCACAATTCACCGACAGCGGCCTGTCGTATGACGAAGAGATCGCCAAGGTTCGCGGCGAAATACAGCAATTTCGTGAGAAGCACCCATATTTTTCAACTTTCCTTGAAGTCGCTGGCGCTCTTCCTTCGGCTTTAGCTGGCGGCGCTGGGCTTGCTCGATTAGGCATTACCGGCGCGGCGAAAATTGGTGCCATCGAGGGCGGCCTGTACGGATTTGGCGCAGCAGAAGGTACCCCAATGGAAAGAGCGCCAGAGGCCGCCATTGGTGCGGGCCTTGGCGCTGGCATGTCCGCTGCGGCGCAACGCCTATTGCCGGGGCGCACAACGCCAGAGGCTCGGCAGCTTCTTGATGAGGGCATCCCCCTCACGCCGGGTCAGCGCCTTGGCGGCGCTGCGCGGACGCTTGAAGAGCGCATCGCCGGCCAGCAGTTCTATGGCGACATCATCAAGGGCGCTGAGACCAGAGCGATGCAGGCGTTCAACCGCTCTGCAATGGACAAGGCGATTGAGCCGATTGGCGTTAAGGTGCCGAAGAACCTGACGGGGCAAGATGCGTTCGCCTACGCGCACAATGCGGTCAGCGACGCATATCAGCGCGTCTTGCCTAAGTTGTCGGTATCGTCTGATGCAATGGAGCGGTTCGCGATTGGCGTGCTGGCCGAAGACAATCTCGGCATGACTGATGCGGCTCAGGAAACATTTTCGCGCAAGGCAAAAGCTGTCCTTCTGGATAGGTTCAATAAAGAAACCGGAACCCTGAGTGGCGAGGCGTTAAAAAAGGCGGAAAGCGATCTCGGAGAAGAGGCAATCAGTCTCATGACATCGGGCAACAGTGTTGACAGGGACGCTGGCCGCGCTCTTTTCGAGCTTCAATCGGCTCTGCGCCAGCAACTAATCAAAGAGAACCCCGACGCTGGGGCGCAGCTTGCCGCTGCGAACGCGGCATTTAAGCAGCTTCTGCCGGTCGAGAAGGCCGTCACGGTTGCGGCGACAGGGCAGGGTGGCACGTTCACGCCCGCTCAACTCCTGAGAGGCATGAAGGGCTCACAGCGCGGACCCCGCAAGACAAAGTTCGCGAAGGGCGAGATGCCGATGCAGCCCTTTGCTGCTGCGGCTCAGGAAGTGATGGGACGCACTATCCCCGACAGCGGCACTGCTGGCAGGCTTGACGTTATGGGCCTGACCGACGTGCCGAGAATGGCCACCAGAGCGGTTGGCATCCCCCTGATGAGCAGCATTTACGGCGGTGGGTCTACTATGGCGGCAACGACGGGCCTCCTTGGTGCGATGCGTCCGACAGCGCGAGGGCTTGCGCCGATGACAGCGGCTGGTGTTGCGCAGCAGCCTGCGGAGACTTTCGAGAGCCTCCTCGGACCCGCATACCCATAACCCCCGCGCCGTGATAAACTGAGCGCGTAACAGAGGAAAGACCAATGGCCAAGGACAAGCTGTCACAATACGACAACGCCGCCGCGAGCAACACCGACGTGGGCGGCATCAACCTGTCCGAGGGTGTGATGGTCCCCAGCGACATCAACAACTCGCTCAGGGAAATCATGAGCCACCTCGCCGACTTCGCTGACGGCACTGAGGCGGTTGACGCTGTCGCGGTTGACAACCTCAAGCTGGACGGCAACACGATCTCAAGCACCGACACGAATGGCAACGTCATCGTCTCGCCGAACGGGACCGGGAACGTCGAGATCGCCAAGGACCTGCAACTTAACGGCACGACAAACAACTGGACCGTCGAGGTCGATAGCAGCGATCACCTGATCTTTAAGTACAACGGCACGGCAGTCCTCAAGATCGAGGACAACGGCCACATCACGTCTGCAAGCGACGTGACAGCGTTCGGGACTGTCTGATGCCAGTAAACGGCGGCACCGGCAACGCGATCTCGCTCTCTGAGGTTCAGACCTTCTACGGTGGGTCCAACCCGATTAGCATGAGCGAATACTATCGCGGCGGCTCTGAGGTTCCGTCATCCGTCACCGGCACGATTACGGACGGCGCGGTGGCGGCGTCTGGGGCGCAGGGCATTACATGCTCAGGCGATCAGTCCGGTGTGTCCCTCGCCGACACCGGAAACAACAACTCAACGTCCAGAATAGAGTTTACCGTCACGCCAAGCACGTCCGGCACTTGGTCCTACAGCGGCCCGTCGTCTTATATTGGCGACAGTCAAATAGGGTTTGCAGGCGCTACGAATTTTGGCCTTTCTGGCTCTGGCAGCGGCTCCCTGACGGCCGACACTGCCTACACGCTGTTTTTCGATATCACCTCAGCGAACGACGCTTCTCAGAGCGGTTTCAATTTTACTTGGACCGGGCTCGGCGAGGTCACATATGGCGCTGTCACGCGCACCACAACGAGTGACGTTTCCGGCGGGACAGAGGACACAAACACCAACGTGCCTGCATCCGGCGTGATCAGCCTCGACACGTTCAACGCGCCCGGCAACCCCAGCCCGTAGAGGAAAGCATGCCAGAAGAGCAAAAAGTTTTAATTGATGTGGCCGCTGGCAGCGGGACTTTCGCTGCGTGGATAGGTATGGCCCCGGACGCCGTGGCTGTCATCACCGGCATATGGGTAATCATCCGCATATGGGAAACCGAATCTGTCCGCAAATGGACAGGGCGCGAGTGATGTGGAGATGCTGCATGTCTTCTGTCTGGTGGTTGTCCTCGACGACAGGACGGTGAGCCGCGACGCCTGCTGGTATGACCTCGACCGCTGCATCTATTTTGCGCGACGCATAAAGCAGCAGTCTCCAAGGCGGTTCAAAACGTACTGCCTGCCGGAGTTTATCGAAGCAGGCAGCAGGAAGGTGTATTGATGATCGCAATGCCGATGATTGACCTGATACAGGTCGGGCTATTGCTGGCGATCCTAGTGCTTGTGACGAGGCGCTAGTGGTCGATCCAGTCACCGCCGCAGCGACGGCGGCATCTGCCTTCAAGTTAATCAAGGCCGGGTTTGCTGTTGGGCGCGACATCGAGCAGATGGCTGGCGACCTGTCGCGCTGGATGG